CCGCCGCATTGTTACCCGTGCCGGTCTGATTGCCGCCTTGATTTGCCAAGCCGAGCCGTATCAGTTCGGCAGATACCGTCGCCGCAACGATTTTTTTGACTTCCTCGTCGCTAACCCCGACCGACAACATGTCCAAAAACTGCTTGTAGGTCATTCCTTCGGGAAGAGTGCCGTTTTTCAGCCCCTCTTCGTAGATGCTTTGGCGACCGTCAATCACGATGGGCAGGTTTTGCACCACCGCGCCGACGACAGTGCCGCCCGTTTGCTTAATCGTCATATCAACCCCCTAAATCAGCCGCCAGTTTCAGACGACCTTCAAAAATCACTTTAACCACGCCGCGAACGCTGACCTTGACCTCATAATCGGCAACAGACCATTGCAGCGGCTTGGTATCGGACGGTTTCAAATTCACAGACAACCCGTCATCCGTGACCGCCAAATCAAACCGCATCGGCAATCCATACAACGGGCGGATATTCAAAACCGCCGAATCAATACCGGACAGGCTCAAAAGCTTGCCCGACGCATCTACCGGGCGAAATAAAAGCGGCTCCGAAGTGCCGCGTTTTAGCTCGAAATCAACCTTGGTAATACTCATGGGAACACCTAAAAAAAGCCGCCTGAAAATCAGACGGCGTTTTGTTTACTATGCCAAAACTTCCATTTCCGACCGCGCCAAGTGCGTTGCCCGAAATATAAACAAATTCCAATATCCAAGAACTGCTTGCCCATCGTCGGATACATCCCGGTCAAAACCGCCTTGTAAAACGTCCAAATCGACCCGCCCAAAATAAACAAAAAAGCCCAGCCTTCGTAATCCAAAATGCTGCGCTTTCGTTCATTCAATCTGCAAATCATCATATACGCGACCAAAGCCGCAGGGACAACCGCCAAAATAAGCTTCATTTCTTCTTCCTCCGTGTCAGACGGACACTTAAAATCCAATCGACAATATCGTCGGCGTGACGCTCAAACGACGGCCACAACACCCGCATCACCTTCAAAACCAACTGCCAGCACAAACCGACCACGACCGGAGCGGCGACATGCGCCAATGGCGTTTTTTGTTCCGCCACTGCCGGCATCCCCGCCGCCGCCGTACCAAGTACGATATGCACCAACACAGGCGCGAGAGCGCCGCCCAACAAACCGCCGATAACGGTATAAGATACCGCCATCCATCGGCTTTGAGGCGCACTGACCATCGTTACCGCCGCCGAAGCCATCGCCCCAAGGACGACCGCGTCAATCGGCATACCTAAAAAATGACCTGCCGCGACCGTCCCACCCAAGGTGTACATAGCGACAGGCGTGACCAATGGTTCGGACATTTTCCTTTTCCTTTTTTTTAACTAATTTCCAACAACACCCAAACAAAAAGGTCGTCTGAAATTCAGACGACCTAAATTCTCGGTTTATCAATGACAATAATTGGATTACCCGTCGGATATCCGATAGTTGCCGAAACCTGCTTCGCATAATGCGGCGGCGTAAAACCGCAGGACGCGAATGCCACCGCATAGCCCAAAAGCCCGTTTTTCAAATAAGGCGCGAATCTGACAAATTCTCTTTGATATTTATCCCAATAGCCCTCCCCATGAAATACATGCCCTATACTGACCAACTTGCCCTCGCCGACATTCAAACTGCGACCAGCCGCCTGCATATCCTCGATTTTTACCATAGAAGGAGAAGGGGTCATTGACTGCCGCCACATAGCGACGCCTTCATATTTCAAGCCTTGCGCTGAAACCCTATGAATATTATGGTAAACATTTCGCGCGCGGACAAGATTCCAGCCGCTATGATAAGCAAGCGATCCGTCCGAACGGTAAACATTCAACCCATACTTATCTGTCGCAACCGAAGTATCGACAGTACGGTAAACGTAAAAATCAGTATCCAATACTTCCGGATTTTGCGCCGCACCCTCCGGGCTGAATGCCAGTAAGTACCAATGACCATTTTCCAACAGCAGGGAGTTATCCGTCTTTCCCGCCATAAATACACTGTCCGAAATATTCGGCAACCCAGCACCCGGAATATTAAACCCGCCGCCGCCCCATACCGAGAAAAAATCGAAGTTTGATTTATAATCGGCGAATACCATATAGGTATTACTGCTAGGCCCGAGCAAAATCCGCTTATAGTTCTTCACAGCACTTTTACTATTCCACCACTCCTCATTTATTTCCCTTAATGCGATTCTCCGCTCGAAAATCATGAGCTTTTCCTGCCCCAAAAACAAGGGCAACTCATCCGAGAATACACCATAATCAGCCATTACTTCACACCTCTCCAAACCATAACAGCCTGACATGACCCATTCGCGTCGAAATAATCAATCTGTATCGTTTTCCAAGTAAAGCCCAGCATCTTGCCCTGCCTAATCAACTCATCCAGACGACTCATCAGGGTTTGACGGTCTTCTTGAAATACATCCTGAGAAAAAATAGGACGTACCACGACAACCGCAACCTTTCCTGCGCCTCCAGGCTGCAAAGCGGTTTTCCCGTACATCACTGCGCTGTCAACAACGGAGAAATAATGGAAAAACCGTTCTTTCTGCTTATCTGTCAGCACAGGGAATAAATAACGACCTTCCAGAGCAGCAAGGTCGGTCGGCGTTTGAACAACGTCAACCAACATTGCCATCCCGTCGGTCGGCGGCGCACCGTTCACTCGCAAGCCATATTCAGCCATAAATCAATCTCAATTCAGTTTCCCCAGACGAACGCGAAGCACGCCCTGTTCATCGTACACATCAATCCGATCATTCGAGATTTTCATGCCGACATTTGACTTCCCTGACGCGATCTGCACTTCCCCATCATTGCTGACCGTAAACCGACCGTCACCAATCGACATCGACCCGCCCTCAATTCTCGGCGAAACGATTTTCGCACCGGCAACAATATGGCGACCATGAATCGTGCCGTCTGAAATCAAATCACCATTCAACCCCATCACAGCCCGACCGTCTTTTACTTCGACAAGCAAAGCAGGGACAATCTGATTACTGTTCGGGTCAACAAACATGACCTTATCAGCCATCATCAAGATATGCCCTTCGGCTGTCTTACTGTCCGCTCCGACAGCAATGCCCGAAATCGCGCGGCGATTATTCCCAAACGCTTGCGTTTTGAGAGTATAAAGGCTTTTCACATTGCCCTCGAAATCACGAGCAATTTTCTTAACTTCTTGAACAGTCGAATCGTTCAAATCAAGTGATTGAACCTCTTTTTTGATTTGAGCAGTAATCTTTTTCTTGTCTTCTTCGCTAAATTCCTTAGACTCACTGACCAACTCAAACAATTCTTTGGTCAGCTCAGCCTTTGAAATTTTGCCGTTCAACTGCGCCAAAATAGGAGCAGGGTCAGGGTCAGCGCGCCCGATGGCAACATCAGAAAACTCGCCCGTATTCCCCGCACTGTCAACGATACGCACCCAAAAATAAAGCGTTTCAGTCAATGAGACGCCAAGCAGCGTATAAGTCGTCTGCGGATACGCTATTGTTGCCAGCTTAGATGCCGCCGCCCGGTTATTTTCCCGAGCAAGCCAAATTTCAGACGACACATTCTTCATGACCGTATCGGGTAGATACCAGTCGAGTTGTACCGCGTTCATCTTCGCCGTCGTCCGAACGCCGCTTATCGTGTAATCAACGCTCCAACCCTTCTCAATCGGCTCAGACAACACCCCGCGCGCATTTCGCCCGCGGATTTCCGCCCGATATTGACCGTTTGGCAGGTTTTCGAGCGCAATTTCAGCCGTCTGAGAATCCGGAATGTGACGATACAGCTTATTGTCGCGATAAATCTTGATATCGTAAGACAACACGCTGCCATCGGCGGTCAGATTCTCCCACGAAATAACCAGCTTATCGCCGTCCGAGCGCAACTCAGGCAGCGTCAATTTCGGCGCAATACCGTGAAGCGTCGTAACGTCCGAATCAAAACGGGCGCGGTTATCGACCGACGTGTATTTTTTCGGGTCATGCAAAATGCCCGAAACCTCGAAAGTACCGTCGTCGGCGTTTTCTTTCGTCCCGATAACCCGATACAGGCGCGGTTTGACGCGCCCCATCAATATCCAAGTACCGCCCGCCTCAATATCGGCAGCCTCGGCAAGCTCCAAGCGGTTTTTCTCAGGCTGCGCCATCACTTTCAACGACTTGATGCCCGCCGCCGTCTCGACAGACAACTGCCTGCCGACCGCATCTTCGACATCGCGGTCAAGTGTGACAGACAGCCCTGAAACAGCGACCAAACGGCCCGATACTTCTGCGCCCGCATAATCATTGTCCATAATTTGAACAACGTCATACGGCAAATGGCGCAAGCCCTCACGACCGACGGTAAACTTGATTGCCGACTGTTGCCGCAATTCCGTTTCCAGCATCCATGCGCCGTATCGCGCCGCCTGACCGCGCGAATCGCAGCCAAACGCCGTAATTTGCTTGATGTTCATTCCATAGCGTTTGATCGCCTGTTGGTCCTCGACATATTCTGTTTTTGTGCGGTATCCGTCGTATTTGTCCACATACTGCACGATGACCGCCGTCGTAATCGACTTGTACGGCACGCCCGAATAAGCAAACAGCCCGTCTTTGACATTGCTGTTGTTATACATGGCAACAGGGTCAGAATCAGCGTCCATCACCAAAGAAAATCGGCTGCCATCCCAAACAGGCAGCCCGCGGAACACGCTCGCCAAATCCAGCAGGAACTCGCCCGCCTGACGGCGATTGGTAATGTAGGCATTACAAACAAAACGCGGCTCCTTGCCGCCGAAGCCATCATCGACCAACTCGTCGCAATATTTGCCTACCTGATACAGCGTCCATTTATCAATGTCCGTCGATTTCAGACGGCGCGCCAAAGTTGAGTAGCGCGGCTGCGTCAACACATCATAAAAGACCCAAGCCGGATTGTTCGTCCAAGCCTTTTTAAACGAGCCGTCCCAAACCGTCCCCGAATACGTCCGAGTTTCAGGGTCATAGTTAGACGGCACATTGACCAACATCCCGTCAATCAGATAATTTCGGCGCGGGTTATTGCTGCCGAACTGGTCGGAATCCATCGCCAACGCCGCCAACGCCGTATGCGGATAGCTCAATTTCGCGTCGATAATCTCGACATAGCTCGCAAAATACGTTTTATTGATGACCTTGTCCGTCGTACTGTCAGGAGTGGGACGCGATACCCGAATATTAAACGGCACGGGCGGCAGGCTATCAAAAACGACATCCTGATAATAAACCCCGCTCGATTTTTCGGTAAACGAAACAAGCTTCGTCGCAACCGCCCCATCCTTACCGAGAAGCTCGACCAGTAAAGTCGTTTGCGCCGGATTCGTATCGCCGTTGTCCTCGACGCGGTAATTTCGCTCGACGCCGAGCGTTACCCGCAGGCGGCTAATCAACTCGTCAGACACCGCCCGCACCACCTGCGCGCGGTTTTTGACCTCGACCGACACAGGCACGGCACGCTCAGACGCATCAAAGCCCGGAATATAAGTTTGATCGGGCGTACCGCGCTGAAAAAAGCCGACCACGCCCTTAAAATTAAAAGACCCGTCAGGATTCTGCACGGGCGTATCATCAAAATAGACAGACTTCCACGGTTTATCGTTGCCATTTGCGAAACCCCTGATTTCGCCCTCACAAATCGCGTCGATAATCCGCAAAGACTGCGCCGAATTCAACGTATTCGGAGCTTCATACGGCGTAGAAGCGCCGCCACCTGATTTACCGCCCATTCCAAAATCCTCAATCTACCGTATAAACCGCCTCGTAATTCATCGCGCGGACGGAGTCGTTTTCAAAATCCGTATTGTATTTCTGACCGTTCGGCGCAGTCGCCGCAACGCCAGTGACAAAAGTTTTCTTCATACCCAACGTCAAATCCACCGCCATCGGGTCGGAATTGCCATTAGGATTTTTAATTTTCGCCGCATCAAAAACCATACGGACGACACTGTTGCCGTTTGCCGCCGTACTGTTGCCCTCAATCCGTCGAGATTCGATACCCTGCGACACCACGCGGCTGCCGCAATAAATCCGACCATACGCAAGCGGCATCGACTGCCCCTGCGCCGCCGTATTGCTCAGATTCGAGAACGAACTGTTCCGGCTGCTTTCCACACCCTTGCCCGTTTCAAATTTCGGCGGCTTCGTCAGCATTTGCGCCACGCCGCCCGCAACCATACCGACACCCGCAACAACAAGGCTCGCACCACCCGACCAACTCGTCAGCGCACCGACAACAATCAGCACCACGCCCAAGACCGTCTGAATGATTCCGCCGTTTTTACCCGCACCCTGAACGCGCGGCACAATATGCAGCACGCCCTCGGCAGGCTGACCGAATCCGCTTTTCAATTCGCCCTCAGACCAATCGCGCCGACCGAAACGCACCTGATAAAACCCCTGCCGCAGCTTTTGCCGCAACGCAGGAATCTGCACCGTCAGCGCGTGAACCGCCTCAGCAGGGCTGGCAACCTGCAAATCAAAACGGCGGCCGCATTCGCGCAAACCGCCGTACAAACACACCGTAATCATAAACCCACCGAATGCAGCAAATCATTTTCGACCGCCTGCAACATCTCAGGCTCAAAGCCCGGATACCGCCAAACACTATGCACACGCTCAGACCACCACTGATTAAACGGCTCGCGCCGGCTCAACTGGTTATAAGCATGATGCAGGATTTGACCGTCGCCCAAATACAGCGCCGCATGGTTCGCATGACCGCCATAGCTCGTCAAAACCACATCCCCGCCGCGCAGGTCGTCTGAAACACGGACAAAACCGCAACGTTCCAAATGCTTTTCCCAAAAATCCTGCGCCGCGTCATCGTCCATATCTCCGCGCTTATGGTCGGGAAACTCCACGCCCATCAACATAAACGCATCACGAATCAACGTCCCGCAATCCGCCTTTCCGTATTCAAACACACGACCGCGCAAATGCGGGCAACAGCGGAACTGCTTCAGACGACCGTCAACCGCCAAAATCCACGGTAAGCCAGTCTGAATCTGCATTTGACGGTCAGCACCCGACAAAAACGGCTCGCCGTTTGGATGGGAGTGGACAACGGCAATGATTTTCCCGTACTTTGACGCCGTCTCCAAACCTTCAGGCTGAATAACAAAAGTTTCATAAGGATTTTCAGCAACATTAGAAATCGCAAAAAACCAATTTCCGTTATAAGACGTATCAGAAATAACACCACACATTTCCATCGGATAATCAGAATCAGCCTGCCCTAAAATCAAATTCCGAACCTTTTCCGAAATCTCAATCATGCCCCACCCACCTTATCCGCACTCGGAAACCCGCCGAACGGCAACACCGCCGTCGCGCCGAACCGCGCCCGACAGCCCGTCAACGTCCCGCTGCAAGCATCCTTTTTAATATCATCCGTCGGCATATCCAAACGGTCGGCAACCGCCCGTCCCGCATAACCGCAGCCCTCGCCGCGATACTGCCAAATACAGGTATTCGCCATCATAATCCGCGACGGGATGACCGAGCCGTCCGACTCAGACGGCGCAGCAAGCTCAAAGACCGCCCGTTCCGCCGTCAGGCTCGTCATCTGCTCAATGACGTACTTCCCGATAATTTCCTGATTCGGGTCGGCGGTCGGATTGCCGTCTTTAAAGTTCGCCGCATCCAAAAACTTCGCATACGTCAGACGGCGGACGACATCCACCCCGACCAATTGGTTATACTGGTCAGCCGCCCCGGTCACAAACCCGAGCAGGTTTGAAACCGTCAGCGTCGGACGGTTGCCCGCACCCTGCGAAGTCGTTTCAAAGCCTTCCGCAGAAATAGGGTAGGGCGTATATTCCTGCCCCTTCCAGACGACCGCCTGATTCAGTTCGTTGACCTGATTGCAGAAACGGAAGACCTCCCCGCCCAAAGCGCGGAAATCCACTTCCCACATCTCAACCAACACATCCTGCTGCGCCGCCGACAACGCCTTGAGCATCGTTCCCGACAACGCCTTCATCCGCGCATTCATGCCATGACCTCCTCAAATTCCGCCGAAAGCTCATACACCTTTCCGCCCTTCGGCGTTTCCGTGTATTCCGACACCTTGCCCAACAGCCGCTCCCGACCAATCGGCGTCCAGAAAAACGGCTCCACACCGCCGCAGGAATCAAAAAAGCCCTTGATTTCCTCAATCAAAGGCTTCATACTCACAATACGGATTTGCCAAGTCTGCATTTTCGGCTTCAGCGTCAATTTCTGACGCTGCTCATACCCATTGCCGAACTTGACCGTCCGAACATTAAACGAGTGTTTCGCCGTACTTTCCGACGTGACCTGCCATTTAAAAACCTTAGCCATAAAACCTCTTAGACCGAATCAACGGCTGCCGTGATAACGACCGCCGACACGAGCCACATTATCGACAAACCAACGCTCAATCATCGCAGGCAGAGCCGCGCCCAATTTCTTCGCCATTTCCACATCGCCATCAACTGACGAATCAGACGACCCGTCACGGTTAATCGTAATGTTTACCGTCATGCCGCCCGTTCCGCCGCCCAAAGCAGCAACCTGCGGCGCAACGCCGACCACCCCGCCCGAGGCGTAGCGGTTTTTATTGATAGCCTCCAGCAAAGCACGATGACGGCGCGTGGACGCCGCATTAATAACAAACTCGCCATTAGACAACATAGCAGGGATACTGTCGCTCGTCGCCGTACCCGCGCCCCACACCGCGCCGCCGTTTGAAAACTGCTGCACCATGCCGCCGTCTTTGAAGCCGCCGCCGCCCCAAGCACTCATCGCCGCCTTCATCGCGTTGAACAACGCCATCTTAATCAGCATCTTCGACAAGTCTTGCAGGATAGACACAGCCAACCCGCGAAAATCAGCCTTACCCGTTGCCACAAAATCCGCCAGCGAATCCGACATCTTACCGAGCGACCCCGTCACAGCATCAGACATATTCTCGCGCATCGACTTGAACGAATCCGAATAATTCCGCATGCCGTCAGAAATGCCCGCCAGCCAATCGTTACCGAAAGCCTCCTTGGTTTCCTTCGCCAAGCGTAACTGCTCTTGCAGCCGACCGTCATTATCCAGCTTAGCCGTTTGCAGCCCGCCGATAACATCCGCGCCCGCGCCCGCCGCATTCGCCTCCGCGATAAGCTTGTCGTATTTGCGCGCCGCCGTCAGCCGCTCCACTTCCTCGCGCGTCTTGCCCAACAACGACAACTCAAACAACTGATCGTCGAAATCACGCTGACTTGCAGCCTCGAGTTCGCGCAGCGCATCCGCGTATTTCTTCACCTCTTTCGTCAACTCAGCCTGATTGTCAGCCCTGACCGCCAAATCCATAGCCGCCTGACGCTCCGACGCCGACCATTTTTCAAAGGTCGGGTCAGACAGCAATCGAAGCTGCTCCGCATAAATCTTATTCACATTGGCGGCGGACAAAGAAAGCTCCGCATTTACCGCAAGCTGCCTCTTGTTGAAATCCTCCTGCCATTTCTGATAGTCGGTAAGCTCAGGCTTACTTTGAGAAGCGGAAGGGCGGTAAAACTCACGACGCGGGTCATCAACAATTTCGCCGCGCCCGCCATTCAACCAGTTTTGCCGCGCCAACACTTCCGGCGCATACTTTCTACCAATAGGACCGATACGACCCTTATTTACATTACCTTCACCGCTATGATAAGCAGTCAATGCTTTGACGATATTGTTGTCATACCGTTTCAGCAAATCGCGTAAATAGCGAGCAGCGCCGTCGGCAGAAGAAGCAACACTTCGAACGTCAACGCCGTACTGCTTCGCCGTCGCAGGCATAAACTGCATCGTACCGCGCGCACCGACCGGCGAAATTGCATTCACATTACCGCGCGATTCCTGCATAGACAAAGCAGCCAGCAGGTTCTTAGGCAACCCGTAGCGTTTTTCAAGTCCGGCATAATCATATTTGGCAGCCTGCTCCAAAACAGCGCGGTTTACCTTATATTTTGCCTTGTTCTGCTTGGCTTCTCGTTGAGACCGCTTCGCAGCGCGTGCCGCCTCAGCCGCCAATTCCTCTTTGTGCTGCTGACGTAACCGAGCAAGCACCTTTTCAGCATCAGCAATCTGTTGATTACTGCCATGCTTTTTAAGTGCATTAAGCTTTTCCTGCCATTGCCGCTCTTCGCGCGCAAATTTTTCAGCCTTGCTCTGAGTCTGCTCCTTCAGACGGTCGAAATCAGCGACATATCTGACCGAATCAGCCTGCTCTTTTCGGATAGCGGCGGCCTGCTTCTGCGCCTCATCACGCATCTTGATTTGCTTTTCCAACAAATCAATTTCGCGCTTCGCCGCGTCAACCTGCGGCTGCGTGTATGGATTCTCAGGAATTTGTTGCAAAAACAGCCGTTTTTCAGCCAACCGGCTCTCCAGCGTAGCTTCTCGCCCGATGGACTTCATATCCTCCCAAGCTTCCGACGCCGCCTTCTTAACCGCATTCCAGCCGCGCTCAATCGCGCCCAAATTCTCCAAAACGCGCTCAGACATCTGCTGAGATTCGTCCGCGAACTTGCCCTGAATCAAAGCCACAGCTTCCTGCTGCCTGCCCTGCTCAATCAAAGCCCGCGCCTGCTCATACACATCGGCATTCAGCGTTTGGTAAACGCGCGAAAACTTGACGACGGCCTTCAACGGGTCGTCCGCGATTTCTTCGTAAACCCGCGCCAAATCCTCCACGCTCTTGCCCGTCGCCTTAGACTGCAAGACCACAGATTCCGCAAACCGCCCATAGTTTTCAGCCGCGACTGAGCCGCTCTCGACAAAAGCCAATATCGCCGAGCGAGCCTCAGACCATCCGCCCGTCGCATTCCCGACCGAATCGGCAATCGACATCAACTTACCCGATGCCGCGCCCGCGCTACCGCCGGCAAAGATGACCGCCGCAGAAAAACGCTTAGATTCCTCCGCGCCGTCGTAATACGCCTTGCCCAAAGCGACCACGCCGCCCGCCAAAGCACCGACCGCCACCGTCGCAGGATTGATACTCGCTGCCAGCCCACGGAACATATTGCCGAAGCCGCCGAACGAATCACGAAGCTGACCGCCCTGTTGCAGCGCAATCAAAAACGGATTCTGCCCGCCAGCCAACTGCGTAAAAATATCCGTAAACTGCGCCGGAACCATACGCATCGCATTGTTGTACTGACCAAGAGAAATATTGTTCAGTTTAAGTTGCTTTTCTTGCTGCCTGAGTCCCTCGGTTACCGCTTGGATTCGCACCATGTCGCCGCCGCGCATCCGACCCAACATCTCGAAGTAAGCCGCCGTTCCACGCCCGCCTGCCTCACGGGCAGCAGCTTCACGTTGCGCCGCTTGGATAATGGACTGCGTTACCCGCTCCTGCTTCTTCGCCAGCCGTTCCGCTTCCTTCGCAGCCTTATCATATCCTGCCGCCGTCGCCGCCGCGCCCGCCGCCGATTGCTGACCCGCATCCTTCGCCGCCTTGCCGATACTGCGAAGCGCAACCCCCGCCTTCTTCGCGCCGGATTCGATATCACTGACATCCAAACCCGCCTTAATCGTATTTTCAGCCATCTTTCTTCTCGCCCATTATCGACAACGCTTCACGCTCCATCACGCGCACAAACTCAAACAACTTTTTCCGCCGACGCTTCTTAATACCCATCAAATCCATAGCCGCAGCGACCGCCTTATAATCCAGCGCATACGCCCCCGCCATACTGACGCGCCACTGACCGCAGACCGACGAAAACAACTGCACAGCCTCCCAATTGTTCGGCCACACCTCCACCTCATCCGCCGTCACATCATCCGCATCAAAGCCAAAGAATCCCAACGACGAGACCGTCTTCTCGTCGTCAGAAAACATCGCGCGGACGGCGGCAATCAGTTTTTTTCGCGCGCGCCGTTATACGCCTGATAGAACGCACTGAGGATTTCCACACCCGCAGACGGATATTCGTCCAGCAGATACGCCATATTTTCAGCATTGAATTCATCCTCGAAGCCCCAAGACTTCGTGATTTTCAACACCAAATCAGCATCGCTCAGGTCTTTGCGGTCACAATCATCCGCGAATTCAACCATAGCCTTGCGATTCAGCCAGACAAACTCAAATTCCACCACAACCGGCTCGCCGGCAGGAGTCGGAATCTTCACTTCAGCCTTAAACGTTGCCGCATGCGCCAATTTCAATTTAGACATCACAATTTCCCAAAAAAAAGACCGCCCCGAAGGGCGGCAAAGTTACACAAGTCCACCAAAAGACCAGACGAAATTACAAATAGCGGTTAAACAAACCGGACAGCGAATACGTCATATTGACCGCCATCACCTCGTTACGGACGAGTTGCGGCATCGGACTCATACTCACATAGCCGTTGTACACGACCACCGATTTATTTTTCAGAATAATACGCATCGGCGTCAGCTTACCGCTGTCGCTTGCCGTCTGCGCCGCCTTATAGCCGGGCAGATTCGGGTCGTCGGCAATCTTGAACGTCATCGAATACGCAGATTGGGTCGTCGGCAGTTTACGTTCGAAGTCATCTTCCAAGAAGCCGAATTCAACGAACTGCTGCTCGCCGCCCGAACTCGACACCTCCATAATCTGCGTGACCTGTTGCCACGCCTCGACCTTCTGAAAACTGCCCGCGCCCGAACCCGCAGGGAACTTGTTCAAATCGCGCGTATCGATGCCGTCCAGTTTAAAACTGTTCGCATCAATGCTCGTCACACGGAAGACACGTTCATTCAAAACGCCCCAACCGGACAGCAAAGCCACATAATCACCATTCTGCAAACCATGCGCCGTAGCAGTACACACCGCCTCAGCCTCATTAGAGATTGCCGTGACCTTCTTCTCAGCCACCAGCTTCGTAGCAATCTGCACGATCGAACCATTAGCCAAAGTAACAGCCATATCAAAATCCTTAAAAAACCAAATAAAAAAGGCCGTCCAAACAGACAGCCGCCAACAAAAAACCGCCTAAGCAGTCATAAAAACAAAATCCTGCACCATCCCGCGCCAGCCATCGTCCAAAACGACCGCATCCGCCGCCGACAGCGCATAACCTTCCAACGAATCCAACACCGACCGCTCCACCGCGCGGCTCTTCTCCACCGCGCCCAAACGGTCAACATCCCACACCGACACCGAGAAACGCACCTCATACCCATCATCGTTATGGTCTAAAAACAAACAACCCGCGCCGCCGACCCGCTGCACAATCACCAACGGAAATTCCGCCTCCTCCGGCGCAAAATCATGGTAAACATCCACATCAGGCAGAACACGGCTAATCGCATCAATCAGAGATTCTTCCACGCACCACCTCCAACACAGCCTCCAACATCACAGCCTCCATCCGCGCACCCTGAATCTTCAAAGCACGAGACAAAAAAGGACGCGGCGCAATCGACTTCCCATTTTTCCGACGCACCCCGTTATGCACCATATACCCATAAGGCACAGCCCGAAGCGCGCCGCCCTCATATCGCCCGCGATTCCCCTCACGGTCACGCCAGCCGACCTGATAAACCGCCCGCCGACCCTCGACCGAATCCGACTTATCATAAAAAGCAAAAACCGAGCGCCTCAAATCGCCCGGCTCAAAATCATATCGCCGCTTACTCCCATCAGCATTGCGGCTGCCCTTACTATAAAAATAATGCCGCTTATGATGGCGCGGAGCCTGAATCTTAATCTCCTCGCGCAACAAGCTCACACCCTGAAACGCCGCCCAGCGCAGCTTCTCGCCCACCGCCTCCGGCAAACTATCAAACCGCGCAATCGCGTCTGAAAAATCAGCATCAATATCAACTTTCATCAGGCAGGCTCTCACACGTCAAATCCAAAAACTCACGCCGTCGCAAATCAGGAATCACCGCACGGATAACATAAACCCCATTCTCCGTCCGAACCCGCATATCCGCCGAAATCCCAGCCCGCCAGCGGATACGCACCGAAGCCCGCACCGAAGCCGACAACACATCATGCCGCATCGTCTCCGACCCCGAACCATGCCGCACATCCGCCCACACCTTGCACAACGGACGCCAAACCATCACAGTCGCGCCCGACTTATCCTTTTCCTTCACACGCTGAAGAATCTCGACCCGATGCCGCAACTGACCAGCATTCATACCCGCCCCAAACAAAAAGGCCGTCTGAAATTCAGACGACCTTTCTCAAAACACACAATCAAGGCTCCTCATGATATTTCTGTCGAAATTTATCCGCCAAAATATCGCAAGCCCCCAACAAAAACCGCTCCATCGACTTATCCCCGTCAGCATCCTTCGCAGCGCGCTCACGGCAATAATCAACGGCAAATTGATCTTTCTCTTTTTGCGATGGCTCACCACATCCCGCAAGCGCAAGCAAAACAACAGGCAAAACCAAAAACTTCATATTCAATTCCCTTTTTTTATAAAACGAAATCAAATATTAGCCACCAGATGCCCAACAGACAAGCCTAAATATCACGCCGCCTTTTCCACATCCGCCGGATAAAACACCGAAATTCCACGATAAGAACGCTCATTGACCAAACCCTCGTCGCAAAGCGCGCTGATATCGTTTCGCGCGAAAATCCAACCGCTCCAACGCCATTTGCCAAACACCTCATTAGCAACAGCCGTCGCCGTGCAACCCGGATTGTTTCGGATATACGCCAAAACCGCTTTCTTATTCGAAGTTTCCATAATATGTAATGTGTAAATCAAAAAACCGCCCGAAATCTGCCGTTCGGACGGTTTTTTATCTTGGCTCGCACTCAAATAGACAGCCGCAAGCCTTAGCTGCACCCAAAGAAGTCGGGCAACGCCGTATCAAGCCCTAATCAGAATAAAATAAAGCAGAAGAGCGTTTTGGGGCGTACGGTTTACGCTTAACCGACCTAAAAAAACCGACTACACGCCGGGCAGATTGCGAAACGGCTCCAACAGCCGCCGAGCGGCACGCGGCAACCCGACCGCGCCATCTTCGCGGGTAGAATACAAATACCCGACCGTCAGCAAAATAGCATTGCGGATAGAAGAATTCAGCACCACCCCGTCAGCCTTGCCGACTTTGGCAGCCGCCGCCGCCTCAGCATCGTCTTGGTACAAAGGACGGTTTAGATAAGCTACGCAATCAGACACCGCTGCCTCGTAATAAAGACGAATCAAATCGTCTTCATCCTCGCCGTCAACACGAAGATGAAGTTTGACCAATTCGAGGGTTATCATTGCTGCTCAGTCTGTTGACTGCCCTCAGCGCCGTCTTGACCCTCGCCCTGACCTTCGCCGGTCTGCTGGATATCAGTTTCATTACCCGTGCCACCATCCTGACCCGTGCCACCATCCTGCTTATTGTCGGACGGCGGGTCTTCAGGCAGCTTAGAATCGCCCTTCTTACCGTTGACGCAGCCTGCTTCTTTCGCAGCCTCCAGCAACTCAGCCGGCACTTCATCGCCTTTTTCATACTGAACAGGATAAATCTCCCCATCAGGGACACCCAAAAACGGCTTGGTAAATTTAGCCATCACATTTCCTTTTCAAATAAAAATGCCGCCTGAAAACTAAAACGCCGCCGCCCATACAGGCGGAAGCTCGTTTTCAGACGGCCTGTTCAAATTAAGCCGCTACTTTCAGCAACACGCAGGCTTCAGGATTGTCCACGCCGCCGCCGACGCGCTTGGTCGTGTAGAACTGCACAAACGGCTTATTCGTGTATGGGTCACGCAGAATGCTCACCCCCTTGCGGTCAAGAATCAAATACGCGCGGTTGAAATCGCCAAAAGCGATACACAGCGCATTCGCGGCAACATCAGGCATATCGGCGACTTCGTAAACCGGATAACCGCACAACGTGGACGGCTGGTCTTGCTGATAGCTCGGCTGCCACAGGTAATTACCCTGTCCGTCTTTCAGTTTGCGGACGGCGGCAAGCGTTTTGCGGTTCATCATAAAGCCCGCGCCTTGCGAGTATTCGGCAGGCAGCGAATAAACCAAATCAATGACCGAATCCGCAGTAACCGCAGCTGCATTGCCGGATTTGACAACCTTGATTGCACCCAGAGGATGCTTAGTCGCATTGGTACCGCCTTCGGCATAAGTCAGCAAGCCGGTCGGCTTACCTTTCTGACCATCACCGCTGATAAAGGCTTTGTTTTCGGCAACAGCAAATTCAGTTTTCACTTCGTCTGCAAGGAAGACTTCCAAATTGATTTCGGCATCGTCCAACATTTGCTGAGTTGCAGCAGGATTCGCATAAATTTCGCCTGTTTCAAAATCCAAAGATTTGAAATTAGGCGTATCGGTTTTAGTGCGGGCATCTTCTTCCCCCACCCAGCCGCTGCCTGCACCGTGCATGTTGTACAGCTTGCTGAATTTCGGCTTCGAGGTCGTCTGAACCTTAAACAGACGGCGCAGCGGAGAAACAGTTTGCAGCCTGTCGGTAATGGTACGGTCCCATTCTTTCGGCACCAAATAGCCGCCGTTGGAATCGTCAGATTTTTTCAAATCCGCGCGCACTTCGCCGGACTTCATAAACGACACAGTCGCGTCAACAGCCGCCTGCGCTTCCTTATCGAGCTTACCCGCACCGCCATTCATTTGCGCGGCGGCCATCTGCACAGTAAGATCGTCGATAGACGCGCGCAATTCCGCCATTTCCGCATCGGCTTTTGCGGCGGCGGCTTTAGCTTCTTCACTACCTTGCTGCAAAGCGGCAATTTCTTTTTCTTTGCTGTCTTTGAATGCAGCAAAGGAACTGTTCAATTCCGCGAGCAACGCGCCCACATCAGGCGCAGTATTGCCGGCATCGGCAAATGCGGCAAGCAAGCCGCGGGCGATCATCATTTTTTTCATGGTTTAACCTTTCATGGTTTGAATTAAATTTTGCAAGGCTTGCGCCGTCTTCAAATCGCCGCCAGCGCACGGCTTGACGGCAGGTTCGGCAGCGCGGGGCGTGCCGTGGAATAAATTGTTGAATACATCGCGGCGTTGGGCGCGACTGTATCCCTGTTGCGCGAGGCTGGATTCAATCAGAGCCATCGCCTTTTTCTGTTCGTTGTCGCCAGACTGCTCGATTTCCTTCACATCGATTTCGCCGTCGGCAAAACCATCCTCAAGGGCTTTCGATTTCCCAATCCAGCTTTCACGATCCATCATGCCCACGATTTCCGCTTTCGACAGCTTGGCGCGGGCAGCATACAAATCAGCCATCGCGTCATCAATTTGCGCCAGCGTTTCAATACTGCCCGCCAAATCGTGACGGTTGCCAATCGCAAGGCTCCATGCGTTGTGTATCATCAGGAACGACCCTTCGCCCATCAGAATCTCGTCGCCCGCCATCGCAATCACGGAGGCAGCAGAGGCGGCAAGACCGACAACCTGAACCGTTACCTTTGCCGGATGTTGCGCCAACAGGTTGTAGATGGAGATACCCTCGAAGTAGTCCCCGCCCGGACTGTTGATGTTGACGACGACCTCTTTGTCGCCGATGGCGCGCAGCGCGGCGGCAACGCGTTTTGCCGTTACCCCTTCGCTCCAAAAGCTCTCGCCGATTTGGTCGTACATCGTGATGACATTGTCCGTCTCCGTTTTCGCCTTGACCCCACTGTCCCAACGGTTCGCCGCATCAGGGCGCATATCGAAAGACAGCGATTTCGGCATAGCAGACAACGCACTAATCTTCGGCAGGTTTTTCAGGCTCATAATTCTTTCCTTGTTGCGCCTGCCGCAAAGTATCGGCAGACTTATCTGTTGATCTTGGCAGGTCGGAAATTTCGCGCACCTCGTTTTGGGTCATCCATGCGCCATGTCCGCCACTGCCCAAAGCTTTGGCAAAAAATTCCGCCTGATTCTCCAAGCTGCCACGCAACAGCGCACCGGCATTAAACTTGAATATCAAGCGGTCTTGTTCCGACGGCGTCAACAACGACCGGGTCAACGCCTGCTCCCACATCGTGAACCAAGGAAGAAGTCCGTATTTCAGGAAAAACACCCCCAATTCACTGATACCGCTGCCCCACGACGTATCATCCATCATCAGCAGCGGGCGCGGCACACCAAACATCCGCGCAATTTCCTCGATTTGATGGTTTCGGTTTTCAATATGCTGCGCGTCAGAAGCAGTATTTCCCCATTTCTCCGCCTTCAGCCCTTCTTCCAAAATCATAAAACGACCGGCATTAGCTTTGCCGCTATACCGCTTCTGCAACGATTCCTGAAGTTGGTTGTACGCCTTATCGCTCAACGCCTTTTCCGTTGCCAAATAGCCGCCAGCCATCACACCTTCCGAGAAAATACGGCTTGCTGCGTCCTCAGCATCAAAAGCAATACCCAACGCCCGCTTCGCCAACTTCACGCGGCTCATACCCTCCAAGCCGTCGTCGGTCAAATCGCGCAAGTGCAATACATCAGATGCCTCAAAATCCAGCAAACAGCCGTCTTTTCGCGTAACCACATAATGCACGCTCCAGTCATCACGTTGCTTAACCTGCACCGAAGTCGGATGAATCGGCACAAGCTGGATGACCTGACCGCGCGAACGGATAATCCGCGCATACGCATTGCCATATTGCAAGACATGGCTTTGCAGCAGACTTTTGAACTCATAGGCCGTCTGAAACTTATTCGGCTGCCGTTTCAGCAGTTTCCAAACAGGATGTTCCGTAGCAGTCTCACGCCCGTCATCGTTATGCAGCACATTCAGCGGCAACATCCCGATACTTTGGCTGATTAACGTAATACACCGATAAAGCGCGGCATTGCACAAAGCCTTCCGACCATCAATTCCCACACCGCCGCCGATTTGACCGCTACGGATAAATTCCAACAACGCAGGGTCATTCAACCCCTCAAAAACCAAACCGCCCGAGTCAGCACGCGGGCGGCTTTTGTTTTTGGATTTTTTCTCTTTCGCCATATCCTATCTCACAACATTCTGATTCCGCGTGTTTCATAAACCGACGCACCTCTCGCAGTCGGATTCAGCGACAAAAGCGACACCGCATCAAACATCGCCATCAGCGGGTCGATTTTCGCCGAGCCGCTCGCCTGCTTGGTAATCAAAATACCATTGGCGCGAGGTTCGACGCGGGCATTACCGACCACCCAATTCATCATCGCGCTGCCGCTATGGATAAAACAGCCCTCCGCAAGCTTGCGCTCCGCCGTCTTAATCGCCGCGCCCAGCTTCCAACCTTGCGACACGCCAACCACAGCATCTTCCGGAACGCCATATTCCAACATCGCGTCCAAAATCGCACCGACCCCGTGCGGGTCAAGACCGCATTTATCCAGCAAACCGCTTTGATAAACCCGAGCCACCAACCCCGCCACCTCGTCGCTGTCATCGCCGATACGGTGAACAATCGTCAAATCCCCCTGCTTGGCAAAATCCAACAAAACAGGCGCGATTTCCTTGCGCCGCTCCAACACCGACGGATGCGCCCAAGCATGAAACCACGCCGCCCACATTCGTGGATTGTCTTTCAGACGGCCAACAGCAGAAATCCCCAGCAAGTCATCCAACCCGCCGCCGTCCACACCGATGTCGATGACTTCGCAGTGTTCCAGCATCCAATCCAAATCGATTTCTGGACGGTTGCCGTTTTCCTCCCAAAAATCCGCACCCGCCCATCGGTCATTTCTCAAATTCATGCCGACTTCGACATTGAGATGCTTGGCGTAAAACTCCATCAACGCCTCGCCGCCCTTGCTTTTGGCTTTGGCTAGCATACCCGTTAATGTCTGCGTATCGACGGACGCGCCTAAATTAGGATTCGTAATGTAGAAATTCTCAGGGTTTTCGTAAGCCTTACTTTCCAACATCGCCTTTGGGAACTCATACAGTACAGGCATATACTGAGGATTGATGATTTTCCCGTCACGAACATCGCGCGCCAAATCCAATTCAGCCTTAAACACCCCCGCCGGCGGCTCGGTTGACTGCGTAGAAAGCTTAATCACAAACCCATCGATACGGGACAACAGACCGCCAGTCGCCTCAGCAATCATCGATTCCGCGCCCGCAACCTTCCCGAACAAATGAAGCTCGTCGATCAGGACGCCGGTTGCCTTCTTACCGCCGACAGTCTTATCGTCAGCCGCCACCACCTTCAACGTCGCACCCGTTACCGTGTTTGTAATGGTTCGGGTGTGCTGTTGGACGTGATAAGTTGCCGACAAATACGGGTCAAGCGTAATCATGTCCCGACACGGAATAAAGCTGTTGTCTGCCACCTCCTTAGTGGGCGCAAGAATTAAATATTCCGAACTTTCACGGTCGTCCAGTTCGATAGCCGTCATCATCATAGCGGCAGCTATTGTTGACTTCGTGTTCTTTTTCGCAATCAACAAGAAAAAATCGTTGATATCCCGCCGATACGTCGTCGGGTTTTGCGCCCCGAACATCGCGCCGGCAAAGTCATACACCCAATCACGGGTCACTTCCCTGATGGTCGGCTGACCTAGCACATCACGAAGCCGCAAACGCTCCATAAACGCAACCGCACGATTCGCCATCACAGGATAAAGAGGCTTGACCGGAACAATACTTTCCCCCGCAATGATACGGCGCTCCCAATCGGGCAGGGCGGTCGTCCATTTCGGAGGGGATGTGTTCAATTCCATCTTTTACCCCCGCCAACCGACACAGCAACATGCCCCGAAACTTCATCCAGCGGGAAAAAGTCCCCCACTGCATTCCCTTGACGGCGACGTTCCCTCAAAGACATCGCCTGCTCACGGGCGGCATCCTTTTTATTAACCGCCGCAGGCTTGGCTTTCGTGTATTTCGCCTTTTCCGACGCCGCAGCGTGTTTTTCCTTTGGCGTTGCCCACGGGTCCATCATGACACCTTCCCAATATTCCACAGGGTCAAGCGATACCCGCAATTTGTCACAAACCGCCTTAACAATAGCGCAGAATTCGGAATCATCCGTATCCATCGCACCAATCCACGCAGAAACGCCGTCAGCAGTAAAAACAGCCGTATTTCCACGCCCCATTTTCGCAATAGAAGCAGCAATTTCAGATACAGACTCACAATCCGCATCACTTTCCAGCCACTCAGCCACCGCCCGCGAACAAAAAAGCGGCAGTTCGTTTTGCTGTCGAACTACCGCCTGATTCCCTTCTTCCTTCGCCTCTGGCTGGGAATCATCGCCGAAATAATCAGGCCAAAAAGACCGGATATAATCCTTAACCCTAGGGTCAGCCATACACCGCGACCCAGTAGCCGATGCGCTGCCCTCACTACACCCAATAATCAAGGCCGCATCCCTATTACTGATTTTGACAGGCTTCGCCGAAACAATAGCTTCAGCAAACCTCAGCTTTTGCCCCTTCAACCTAGCCATAACCAAATCCCAAAATATCACAAAAACAGCCTGAAACCCAAGCCATTAAACAATTCTTAAACAATTTACCTTTAACAAAAACACCAAAAAACCAATAAAATCTACACATGGGAGGGCGTGGGGTTTCCGAGAGTGAGGGGCGTGAACTTTTGACACCCCCTACCACCCAACGGCGCGCCATCGCTGCCGATTTTCAGCGGCGGATTTTTCGGCGTGACACTTTTTGCAAAGTGTTTGCAGATTTTCCGCCTCATCTTTGCCGCCGTCCGCCAGCGGAACGATGTGATCACACTCGGCATCCTTCGAAAGCACCAAGCAACCGCACCGCCGGCATTGATATTGGTCACGCAGCAGCACGGACTCGCGCAGATTCATCCAGCCACGACCGCGCATACGCTTTTCCGCCGTCTTTGGCGGATGCTTCACGGCGATTCTGTTTTGCTCAACAGGTCGGAGCCGTGAAGACATTTGTTTTAATCGACCCATAAAATTCTTTCCAAACGCAAAAGCCCGCCTGAATCTTGTTCAGACGGGCCATCCGCGCTTTTTTTGACTGAAAAATGAAAAAGCTGCGTTAACCGTACATACAGTTAAACACAGCTTGCCATAATTTAAACAAAAATCCCCCAAGACGTCAATAGCGTTTTAACAACTTTTTAACAGCTACATCCGCCATCAAGTTCAATCGGGCATTTGCCAGCCGCCGCTCATACGCTTTTTGCGTGATACCCAATGCCTTGGATTTTGCGTATTGAGTACCTATGCGCCTGTATTCTGTCTCGACTGCTTGCTTGCGATTAGGATTCAGACGACAAATCGCCCGATCCATCACGCTCGCTATCTCATCGCCGTCAACGCCATAAGGCAGGATTGCCACAAATTCCGTCCTAGGCGGCAAATCACCTGCCGCCATCAAACGATTAAAACGGCTGCAACCGAAGCCTAAGCCGTTATCCTCTCGCTTGGCAGACCAATCAGCCCACCATTCCAAAAGTAAATCAAGTTCAAATTTCATTTTTCAGTCAGTCTTTGTTTCACGCTGACCATCCCTAGCCGCCGTCGGAATCCGCAGGGCTTTATTTTTAAAGACCAAATTTTATCACATTGCCCGCGCTAAAAACTTGGACAGGACTTGGACAGGGCTTGGACAAGACTTGGACAAACATATCCTATTGATTATAAACATGGACACGGCGGACACGCAAAAAACACGCCCCACATAAAACAAAAAAAATTGCAATAAACAAAATATGCAATATGTCATAATATGACACATTGCATAAAAAGAATCAGATTTATTTTTTTTCCCGCGTGAAAGCAAAAAAAATAGCTGTCCTTATTGTCCATCAATAAAAACAGCTACTTATATTTGTCCAAGTCTTGTCCAAGCCCTGTCCAAGTCTTGTCCAAGTTTAAATCATCTCATTTGTCAGCGCTTTTGAACGGAATGCATTTGCCCAAAGTGTGTAGATTTTTGACTTTTTATCGCCGTCCGAAACATTGACTTTTTCGCCCGCGCCGTAAAAAACAGATTCAGGGACGATGACAAACTCCACCTTATCTCCAGCAAGATCGTTTGTCCTCAAAACATCAAATTCATCATATCCCGCCAAAAATCGGCGGAACACTGATTTTGACATGCGTTTTTCGTTGCCCGCGCCCGCCCATCGGCTGAATACCTCATATAGCTCCGAAAATCGACAATGCACTACTGGAAGTCCTAGATTGCCTTCAATCCAATCTTTCATGAAAACATCCCCTGTTGAGCTATTCCATTCTTTCATCCTCGATTTGGCGGGCGTATCGAAAGTGGGCGTATGACTGCCGAAATGGCAGACGTTACCCGACTCATCTTGATAAGTCAATGGCAGACTATATAAAAAGTCAACAAAATCCTGCACTGCTTTATCATCAGCAATTTCCGCCGCCACTCGACCGCCCAACTCTTTTCCGATCGGTTTTTCAGGGCCGACTACAAAAAATCGGCGGTCATGTTCCTCAACAACAACGGGAGAGCGGTAGTTTGACAGATAGACAAAACCAATAAAATTTTGTTGATAAATTGCATCCTGCCCTTTTCTCTCGATACGAATATATTCAGACGTAATTTGGTCTTTGATTCGACCGGACAAATCAAATCGCGCTTTTTGGCTGGATACTTCTTCATAACAAATGTAAAACTTTTCGTCATAATCGCCCGTAAAATTGGACTCCATCGCTGTCTGATTTAATGATTTTCCGTATTTCCCAAAGATACGATTCATCAATTTATCAAAAATCAAAGATTTACCAGCACCCTGAATCGGCGACGCGACCACTAAGGCAGTAGCCTGTTTGCTGGTCGGGTTCCGAACGCGGCAGGCTAACCAGTTCACAACCCACTCAAAAACTTTTATATCCTGATTGCAAAGCGACCAAAGACACTCCGTAATCGCACTGCATCCGTCAAAAAATTTAACTAAATCGAATAAAGGCTTTTTCCGCAACTCAACAAAATCTATATCTTTTGTCGGCTCAAACGGGAGTCCTTTATAGGTATTTACCATTTTCACAAATCCTTCATCATCGCAATCGATTTGCCCATCTTCTCGACGTGAAACCCCAAACGGTTCGAAAGGGAAAAATCCGTAATCAGGTCGTCTAACTTTTAATTTTCGCGGTGAGTCATTTTCAAGCCATATTTCAGCACGATCTTTGCCGATAGATTTAATCAAGGCAGACGCCTCCATCACACCGTCATCCCCGCGATACCCCATCAATTTCAAATCGATTAGTTTTGATTCGCCGTAAATTTGCACGAATTTATTCAAATCTTCTTTAAAAATATCATCTTCCATTAGGACGGCTGCTTTTTTACGCTCGACTGCCAAGGCTACTTTGGCAGCAGGCCAGTCCATCGCCGCAGGATGCACTAAAAATTGTAAATACGCTTTGTCGCCAATTCGAGACTTGACTTCACGCTTGCCCCATTTTGCCGACAGCCCAACATGAAAAAATGACTCACAACCATCAATCTTTGCCAAGTTTTCCAAAGCCCATGTCAAACCGTCCCATTCCCCCGAACCCCCATCATCGTAGGCTTCTGGAGTTTCAAAATTTGGCGGAATATCATTGGGATAAGGTGCGGGAAAGGGCGGAACATCCGACTTCATATTTTCAGACGACCTTTCTGCCTCTGGCACATACTCAACCAACCAATCCGCCGCGCCCGCTCGGCTCAACACTTCGGACGGATTGACAATGCGCCCGCCGTCGGCAATGGCATCAGCAATATCGAAACCATGCGGCCATCTTCCCGGCTCTGGGATATTGACCAGCCAAACGCGGCAATTTTGCTTTGTCAGCACATCAGCAATACCCAACATCGCCTTCAGCCCGCCTTGCTCATTCCGCGGCAGATACGGCTTAGATTCAGGGTCAACGCCTTCTTCGCGCTCTTTTTTCGTCAGCTTTTGGCGCAGCGAATCGCAATCAGGCCACAAGACGACATCACGATCAACAACCGCCGACCAATCAGACTTATCCCAGTTATTGCAACCGCCATGCCACGTCAGCACCGCGTATCCGTAGTCTTGAGCGTCAGCCGCGTTTTTGCATTTCTCTCCTTCAACAACCAAAACAGGAGCGGAGGGGCGGGAGGAGATGGCATCAAGACCGTACAACGGACGCGGGTTTTCCCAACAACGCCAACGCCACATTTTCTCACCGGTTTTGACGTTTTCGCAAAATGTATAAGGCATGTCGATTTTACCGCCATCCGACTTTTTAAACCGGGCAACGCCGCCCAAAATCGCGCCACTGAGGTCACGAAAAACAGATTTAAAAATCAGGTCGTCTGACTGACGATAACCGTTTTTAAAAGTCATCGATTTAAGCGCGTACTCAGGCACAGGGATGATGGGTTTCCACAAATCCCGCTCGTCTTCTTTTGACGGAGCAGGCGGCGGCAGCGGTTTCGGAGCTTTATCTACCAACGGCCCATGCGTCAAACCGACCAGCGCGGCGACCTTGTCTTTTGCCTCATTTAAGCTATAACCGCAAACATCCATCAACAAATCAAACGGACTGCCGCCTTCGGGTTTGCACTGGTTGCAAATCCAAACGCCGCTCCCACGACTTGAGCCGCTGCCATCGGTAAACCTGAATCGGTCAGTACCACCGCAAGAAGGGCAGGGATGATGTTTCTTGTTTAAAATCTCTGAAGGAATCCCGCAAGCCTCTAAAATTTCGCGCCACCTGCCATGTGCGGCGGCGTTGATTTCGGCTTTTGTTGCATATTTTTTATTCATTTTCAGTCGTCCTTTACGTTTTTTAGGCGTAAAAAAGGCCTGCCCCCCCCTTGAGAGGGCAGGCTAAATTACCAATCGCGTGTTAATTGGTACTGGGATTAACAGGTTCAGTATTCAAAAGGGCTTCCAACTTCTGATATACATCGTGATCGCAACGTTCTACCTTTCCACTCAAGGCACGATGCGCCCACGACTGAGACTTTCCAACCTTCGCCGCAAGCTGGGCTTGGTTTAATCTGTGCTTATAGGCAACCGCATTCGCAAGTTCTCGCAATTCCATATTCAAAACTTTCTTATTTGTTATTCACTGTTGAATATTATAATTCAAATTATAAATTTGTCAAAAGAATTATTCATATTTTTTTTGAATTAAATTATTCAGAAATGAATTTTTTGAAGATAATAGCCACTAATAAAAAACTGGGAGGCTTTATGAAATATCTATCTGACAACTATTTATACCTACTTCGAAAAAACAATCTCAATTCCCAAAAACTATCAAAGCTACTCGGCGGCAAGCCATCGCAACCAACGTTGAGCAGGCTCGAAAAGAAGCCGGTCAAGTTTCCGCGGCGCGACACCGTCCAAGCCATTGCCGACTATTTCGACGTCCCTGTCGATGATTTCATGGACAAACCGCTTTGGCTGGAGAGCGAGACATTAAAAACAACCTCAAACAACACACTAAGCGAACCGCGTATAAACCTATACACAGCAACGAAAAGCCCGAGAAAAAAAGAAGTAGCACTGGCACAGCGAACCATGCCACTGCTCGAAATAGACCAAGCCCTTGAATATGTAACCAACCCAACAGAGGCATCCATCGTCAACTGCGAGCTTGTATCAACCACCTTGTCACACTCAGACCGAGCGTTTGCCGTCAAGATGTTTGATAACAGCATGAAAGCAGAAAACACCGTAGAAGAAGCAATCAGCAAGGGCGAAATCCTTATTGCCGAGCCGCAAATTCCGCCGCGCCATGAAGATATAGTCGTTGTAAACCTGAATCCTGAGAAACGCATCGGCATGGTTGCCAAGCTGGAAATAGACCCATTTGGGAACAGAAGACTGAGAAGAACCGGCATCAATATCGCCGGAGAAAACCCGATGGAGCTACCCAAAGGCGCATTTATATGCGGAGTCGTCATCGAAGTGAAACGGCGGACAATCAGTCCATACGAGGTCGAGAACCGAATAAAAAATGAATACAATCCAATAGAATCAATCGAAAAATAAAGCAACAATCTGATTTATAACGATTTAAGCCAAGACCGCAAAACATTGCGGTCTTTTTTTATTCAAAAAATTTACATTATATTCAACAATTTGAATAAATAATTCAAAATATTTCAAAAAAGACTTGAATAAAGTTATTCAATAGCGCATAATTCATTCATCGAAACAAAGCAACCCCCGAAAGGATGAATATATGTCTACCTTAATTCTCACCAACATCGCCGTTTCCGCGCTGTTGTTCTTATCAACCCTGATTTTTGACTGAAAGGAAATCAAAAAATGGAAACCCAAGAAAAGAAATTCGTTGCCGCATCTAAACAAATCCCGACCGTAAACGGCGGATGGTTAGACCGCGAACTCGGCGAAGCAATGTCCGAAGCCGTCCGCGCCTGTCTTGCTCACGGCAAGCAAGCCGAAGTGACGGTGAAACTGAAAATCACGCCGCAGAACATCAGCCACGGCACAGTAAAAATTGCTCACGACGTGACAACCAAACTGCCCAAAGAAAAACGCGAAGGCGGCATCGTATTCGCAACACCTGACGGCAACATTCAAGCCGACGATCCAGCACAAGGCAGCCTGAATCTGAAATCCGTCGAAGAACAAGCTCCCACGCTGAAGATTGTCAAAACCTCTTGACAATCAGCAAACCTAGAACCCGCGGAATAACCCGCATCAACATTAAAGGAATCCAAAAATGGAAACTCAAGAAAACATGATTCAAACCACCCTGAAAGCCGCCCAGAAGCCTTTCATTATTACCGCTCCGAACGGCATGCCCATCGTCGCCAAACCTAGCGGGCGCGATACAGAATGGTCTTATCAAAAAGACGAAACCCTGCTTGATAAGCCCTTACATAAAAAAGGCAGCCCAGAATTTCACGATGCAAAAAGCCTCATTAAGTTTGTCACGAAACACAAACAGGAAGGTACGCAGATTTTTATCGATGCCAACTACAAAGCAGGAAAAATCAACATCATAGCAATCATTAACGGTCACACAGCCGCACAAGCAGACTGGAGCGATTTTGTTGCATTTTTCCGACCGGTTCAGACGACATCGGCAGAAAACTGGCTCAAAAACAATGTTGAGAAAATGAACCAAGCAGAATTTGCACATTTTCTAACTAACAATGCCCGCAACATCGTTTCTCAAAATCCTGCCAAACCGGAGGCAGCGTATCCAACAGCCGCCGAAGTTTTAGATTTCGCGCTGAATCTTGAATACACCGAAACGACAACATTCAAGCAAGGCTACCGCGAACAAGATGGCCGCATCAATTTCACTTTCACAAGCAAAGACGATGCCGCCACTGAAAAGAACCTGAAAATGTTCGAGCGTTTTGGCATCAGCTTCATACCATATCAAGGCGGCGACCCATATTTTGTCGAAGCATTATTGAAATTCCGCATCGAGAAGAATACCGGCGCATTGTGTTTATGGTACGAGCTGCAACAAATTGACGCAGTCATCGAGCAGGCGGCAAAAGACATTGCCGAAGAAATTCAAAAATCCCTCGCCGACGTAGATATCTACTTCGGACGTCCCGACTAAAAAAACCAAAGGTCGTCTGAAATCGCTACACAAATTTCAGACGACCTAAAAGGGAAAAACAAAATGAATAACTACCTGACAACACTCATACGCGCCCCGCGCAACGGAATTATCTTTTTCGGCACGCTACACGAAATCTATAAAGAGTTAAAAAAAATCGAAAGACAGGAGACCATTGTGGAAACCATCAAAGAATACAGCATCGATATCCGAGTTACAGCGACCCAAGAAATCAACAGCCACGGATATCCCTATAAGAAATATGGCTGCGACATCGTCAACACAGACGGCGAAATCTTAGTTGGGATAACCCCAAATTACACAACCGAAGAAAAAGCAGTCAAAGCCGCTCTTTCTTTCCTGTCTGAAAACAACCTACAAAAGGCATGCTGAAATGAGAATCCGCGATCTACTCTTTGCAATGTTTGTCGCAGCAGTAACCTGCCTAGTCTTTGTCGGCGCAGTCCACGCATTCGAAGGCAACCGCCCCGAATCAACAGAACTCGCCCCCGGTCAAATTGATTTTGACGCACACCCCGAACTAATCGGAGGCGGCTGCGTATTGGAGCCTGTCGATGGCGAATAATAAAAAACCCCGTAAAAAATACCATCCCTGCCGCTCCCTCTTACAGGGGACGCGGGGGAAAGCACCGATACTGGCAATGCTGGCAACCAGCAACGAACAAATCGACACCGCCACCATAGACTCAGTTATCGCCCCGTTTCAAAAATTAGTCGACTGCCTGAAAGACGGAACGACAGACGACCAAATATTTTACGATGCCTGCGCCGCCCACTATCTGCATGTCGCCTTAATCGAAGTCTTGAGACACACCAAAATCAAAGCCGACGAAGCAACCGACATGATGGTCAGACTTGAACTGTCAATCAAGCTCGAAACCGCCACCGACGTCACACCCGACATCTTGACGGCAATAGGCGGGCGGAACAGAGCAAGAAACAAATGGATAGCCACCGGCGACGAATTGAAACACCTCGAATCAGCAATCGAAAGCTTTTACGAAACAATGAGGCTGGCAAGCTGGCAACACTACGTCGCCGCCGTCAAAGAATCCGAGCCGATTTTGGATGCCGCGATTTGGCGGCAGAAGAAGAAACATAAAGAATAGACAGCCAAAATGAATAAAGAAACACTAACCTATGCGAGCGTTTGCAGCGGAATTGAGGCAGTGTCTGTTGCATGGCAAGATTTAGATTTGAAACCGTTATGGTTCTCGGAAATCGAACCTTTCCCGTGCGCCGTCTTGGCGCACCATTACCCAAACATCCCGAATTATGGCGACATGACAACGTTACCGGAGCGGATTTTATCCGGGGAAATTGCAGCCCCTGATATTTTGGTCGGTGGTACGCCGTGTCAGGCTTTTTCAGTTGCAGGGCTTCGGAAAAGTTTAGATGACGAGCGTGGAAACTTAACACTTGTTTTTGTCAGGATTTTAAATGCAATTAACACTATTCGACACGGAGCGGGCTTATCAGATGCAGTCGTCTTATGGGAAAACGTCCCCGGAGTCCTCTCAACAAAAGACAACGCCTTCGGATGTTTTTTGGCAGCTTTGCTTGGCGAATCCAAAGAGCTTGTCCCAACAAGGGGAAGATGGACGGGTGCAGGTATTGTGCGTTCCGACCAGCGTGAAATCGCATGGCGAATACTGGACGCCCAATATTTCGGAGTCCCCCAACGCCGCCGAAGAGTGTTTCTTGCCGCAGGTGATCGAGACAGACGTGTTGCCCAAATACTATTTGAGCAACCAGGCGAAAGCAGGAATCCTGAACCGGGCGAAAAAAAGGGGAAAGAATCTGCCGCCTTTATTGAGAGCAGCTTTGGAACATACCGAAAATCAGACGTAGGCGGGACGGTAAAACGAACAGGGGGAGCTTTATCCGGAGGAAGCGAAACACTTATTGTCAATATTGGAGCGACATTAAGTACAGGATTACGCAAACTAACCCCCGTCGAGTGCGAAAGGTTGCAAGGTTTCCCCGACAACTACACCCTGATTCCGTGGCGAAACAAGCCAGCCGAACAATGCCCTGACACACCGCGATACATGGCAATTGGCAACAGTATGGCGGTTCCGGTTATGCGATGGATCGGAAAACGAATCACCATCAAAGACAAACAAAAGGAAATATCATGACTACCGCCCAAACACTAAGGCTGATTTTCGGGAATACACACATCCCGCTCGAAAAAGCCCGCACCGAATGGCTGCCGCACATCAGCCAGCGCAAATGCCGCGAACTCGCTCAAAGACAGTCCCTACCTTGGCCCGTGTTCCGCCCCGTGGAAAGCCAAAAGGCGGAATACCTAGTCAACATCGAGGACATCGCCGATTGGCTGGACAAAAAACAGGCTGAGGCGCAAGACGACTGGAAAAAGATGAATAGTTAATTAACCCAAAGGAATCCCAAAATGATACTCCAAGACATATTAGAAAAAGAATATCACATCTCAGATTTGATCGCCCACCTCGAAAAAATCAAAGAAGCACACGGCGACTTGCCACTAGCCCACGAATACATGCGCGGCGGCGTGAAACCAGCAAATCCGGCACACTTAAAAGTCGCCTACATCAAACATCCAAGAGAACCAAGAACGCGGACAGACTCGTACCGCATAGGCACGCCGGAAAGAACAGATTTAAAAGTATTGGCTTTGTAAAATTTTTATCGTTGCCAAATTTCAGGCAACATCAACCCGAAGTAAGGAGCAAAAATGAAAAAAATTGCAGTACAAGAAGATGTTGAACGCATGAATTTTGAGGCATGGTGCAAAACTCGAAACGACGGCGACCGACTGAAGACCACCGTTGATGATGATGGTGATGTTTACTATGAAGATGTCAGCATCGATTACGCATGGCAGGGATGGATTGCCAGCGCATATAAATCGGTAAAATCAACGCAAGAAAAAAATAATATCAAGAAGGCTGTTTTGAAAGCCGCCGAATCTTCGGAAAAATCCCCAGAAGCTTTGGCAGAAAGCCTTATTAAGGCAATCAACATCATTGAAAATGATTCAACCCTCTTAAAATAATAAAAAACTCCACTCAATCGAGTGGAGTTTTTTATTATTTCCCCGCTTCAAATTCCGTCACAGCCTTTCGCATCGCCGCCGAAAAATCCAACCGCTCCGCCCGTCGCCGAATATTAACGTACCGCTGCAAACTGCCCCAACTGTCATGCAGCGTTATCCGCTGGATTTGCGGAATCGTCAAACCATCCTCCGCCAACCGCGTCGCCGCCTCATGCCGCAAATCGTGGAATCTCAAGTCCTCAATCCCCAAAACCTTGCAAGCCCGCGTCCACGACGCAGAAATAGACCGGCTATTCAGCGGCACAAGACTATCAGCCCGACCGCCGACACCAACGCCCATCCGCCGCCGCACATCATCCGCACACAACGCATCAATCACAGGCACAGCCAACGGCAACACATCAAACCGCTTATGATTGCCCGCGCTACCGCTGGGATGTTTCACATCACGGAGCAACCAATCGCCGGCATTAACATGACGGTCAGCAAACATCAAACGGCAGATTTCCTCTTGCCGCCTTGCCGTATAAATCGCCAACCACATAATCAAGTGCATCGGCGTCTGGCTTGCCCGACTTTGCCATTGCCTAAAAAAATAAGACGTCAACGCCTGCAATTCAGACGACGACGGCAACCGCTCCCGACTCGACGACTTAGAGACCAACCCCGACCGGCGCAATCCATCAACAGCAAAATCAAGCTCCTGCCAGCCGACATCAACATCCCAAACATAAAACGCATGCTTCAGGACGGTCCGAATATATTGCAACTCCTGCAACGCAGTCGCCGCACCTATCGGAGCAATGCCATCATCAGGCAACCCACGGCGGCGCAGCATCACATGATCCGCAAAATCCGACCGCCGCAACCGAGACAGCGGCATACGGCCAATCGGAAATTCAGTCAAAAACCGCAGTCCCATCCGTTTCGACCGCCCCATCTGCTTGACCTCGTCCAAATACTGCCGCATGGCATCCGCCAAAGACAAATTAGACCGCTTCAGACGACCTAACAAAATACTCGGATCAGCCTCAATCTCAGCTTCACGCTTCCGCGCCCACTCGAACGCCAAAACCTTTTTACTAAACGTCCGCGACTCGCTAAAATCCGGATACCCTTCTTTCCGCACCCTAACCTGCGCCCGGTAAACAACCGCACCCGAAGGATTTTTCCGCTTAATAACCGTAGCCATTTGACACCATCCTGAATAATTAGAAATTATGGTGTCAAAATGGTAACTGATTTTTGTCGGAATGTAACAAAAAAGAGAAGAAAAAGGACAAATAATTATGGATAAAAACTTAGAAAAAACTAGAGAAAACAAAGAACTTGTTGAATATAAACAAAAAAGGCGCGTTTGCGTCGCCCCCATGCTCGACTGGACGGACCGCCACTACCGCTACCTCGCCCGCCAGATTACCCGCAACACATGGCTTTACAGCGAAATGGTCAATTCCGGCGCCATCGTCTATGGCGACAAAGACCGCTTTTTGATGTTCAACGAAGGCGAGCAGCCCGTTGCCCTGCAACTGGGCGGCAGCGACCCGTCCGATTTGGCGAAAGCGGCCAAAGCCGCCGAAGAATACGGCTACAACGAGGTCAACCTCAACTGCGGCTGCCCCAGCCCGCGCGTACAGAAAGGCTCGTTCGGCGCGTGTCTGATGAACGAAGTCATGCTGGTTGCCGACTGCCTCAACGCCATGCAGGACGCGGTCGGCATCCCCGTTACCGTCAAACACCGCATCGGCGTCGACAGACAAACCGAATACCAAACCGTCGCCGATTTCGTCGGCACGCTGCGCGACAAAACCGCCTGCAAAACCTTCATCGTCCACGCCCGCAACGCATGGCTGGACGGACTGTCCCCCAAAGAAAACCGCGACGTTCCGCCGTTGAAATACGATTACGTTTACCGCTTGAAAAAAGAGTTTCCCGAGCTGGAAATCATCATCAACGGCGGCATCACCACCAACGAAGCAATCGCCGGACACCTGCAACACGTTGACGGCGTAATGGTCGGCCGCGAGGCGTATCACAACCCGATGGTCATGCACGAATGGGACAGGCTGTTTTACGGCGATACCCGCAGCCCGATTGAATACGCCGATTTGGTGCAGCGCCTCTACACATACAGCCAAGCCCAAATCCAAGCCGGACGCGGCACAATCTTGCGCCATATCGTCCGCCACAGCCTCGGGCTGATGCACGGCCTGAAAAACGCCCGCACCTGGCGGCGTATGCTTTCTGACGCGACGCTGTTGAAAGACAACGACGGCAGCCTGAT